TAATCCAACACCAGCAACTGGAGTACCAGTACCATCAGCAAATCTAATTTCACCGCCAATTGTGTGTGAAACTTTTACTTTGCCTTCGCTTGTTACTTCAGCAGTTACGTTAGTTAAACCTGCATCACTAATTGCTTCTACAAATGCTTCAGCAGTAGTTCCTGTGAAACTTACTGATACGCTTGTAAACGCAGTTGTGTTTTTGCGTGTTTCTCTAATTGTAAATGTTTTTGTACCTGCCGCTAAAGTTGGACTTGCTACAGATCCTGTTGCACTTGTTGGACTTGGAGTTTGTCTTCTCATTAATTTAAAGTCCGCCAATGCGTTAGTATCTTCAGTAGTATTTGCTAATACAAATACTGTACCTGTTGCAATATTTTTTCCACCTTCTGAGTCTAGGTTTTTAATTGCTTCTGCTCTTGTGTTGTAAATTGGAGCACTTACAGTTGACCATAAACCTGTGCCTGAACTGTAAAGTTTAACTTTCCAACTTGCACCTACGTTAGGAGCAGTAGTTTTAATGTATACTGAACCTGTTGGTCTTAATGCACTGTATGAACTACCTGCAATCTCAACTCTGTCTGTTGATCTCCATAATGGAACAGAACTGTGTGCTGAAATTTGTAATTCTGGTGCATGGTAGTAACCTGCTGTAATACCAAGGTCAGTTAAAATTGTTCCTGTACCTTCAGCAATTAAGATAGCACCGTCTGTAGTTGTACCGTCTGTGCTTGAAGTTCCGTCGGAATAAATTGTTACTCTGTCATTAGCATCAACTTTAGCACCAACACCTGTAATACCTGCACCATTAATTGCTTCAACTAATGATGTTGGTGTAGAACCTGCGTTGTTAACCTGTGTGTTGTTGATAATAATGTTTGTGCTACCTAATGTGCTTGGTGTTAGTGTAGCAGAAATTGTTGGCCAACTTGTTCTCCATGTAGTAGAGTTCCAAGTAGATGAACTTCCAAAACCTACGGCATCAAATGCTGATTCATCTTCTGAACCAACTTGTACCCAAGCATTGTCTGTGTTCTTGTACCATAATTTGTTTTCAGTGTTCCATGTTACTAAAGCATAGTCACCTTTTGCACCAACACTTGCTTTAACGCCTGTGTATGTTGCTCCGCTAACGCCTGTTAAATCAGATGACGCTGAAATAATTGTAGGTGCTTTGTTAGTAAACTGTTGCGTTGAACCGTTCCACTGGAAAATTCCATATAATGAATCATCTGTGTCAAACCAATATGTACCGTCTTTTGGTGCTCCACTTGGTGCATCAGTTACGCCTTTTAACTGTGTCAAGTTTACATCTGCTCTTACAACGTATGCTCTGTTAGCCACTCCTAAATATGAATATGCCGCTTGTAAACCATACTCGTTCAATTCATTTCCGTGTAGTGCGTTGTTTGATGAATCAGTGTAGAATGTTGGATTACCAAATGTCTCAGTTAATTCTCTTTGACTTGTGATTAGATAAACTTTATTTTTATTCGCTGGTGTAGTGCCTGCCGCAGTTCCAGTCCCTGTGCCTGATGGTTTGCTTTCAGCAGTTGCTACAACAATCAAAGGTGTAGTAGCACCAGCGGCTGGGGTATAGAAACTTTCGTCGATTACACTTACTTCAACTCCTGGTGATGATAGTGCCATTTTTATATACTCCTTCGTATGGTTTGTTCTAAAAGTATTTATGCATATTTATAAAAAACGCTACAAATAACCGATATCAAAAGGGGTAGAAAAGGGTTAGTTTAAATACACGTATGCCCAGGAAACTATGTAAACAATGTCAAAAGCGACCAGTAGCCATCAACTACTATAAAGGTAAAAAACCGTACTATAGAAGCAAATGTGATCGCTGTGCGTCAGGTAGTGCACCAGGTGTACCATACTGGTATCAAGCAGGATATGTCCAAAAAAACAAATGTGATAAGTGTGGGCATACTAGCAAACACAAAGAGCAATTCAATGTATATCACATAGATGGAAACCTAACCAATTGTAGGCTTACAAATTTAAAAACTATATGTGCTAATTGTCAAAGAATACTGCAAAAAGAAGGTGCTACTTGGAAGCAGGGAGACCTAATACCTGACTTCTAACTGCTTGTTGTAGATCTTCAATACTGCCATTATTTTCGATAACACCGTCTACTTTTTCACCTACCCAAGCATATTCACTGCTGTGTACTTCAGGATAATTATCCTTCATTTTATCAGTCATTACTAAATTTTTTGAACTTTTAGATTGATGTATCTTAGAATTTTGAGTAACTGCTGTGTCCCACCATTCTGGATCAGCCCCACGCTTGATGCGATATACTTGTCCTCTTAAACGTTTAATCATCTTAATTTCATTTGGAAAACGCACATCTGAAATGACAGCGTCTTGTTTCATTGTAAGCAGTCTATTTTCTAAACTAGCAATCCATATATCATCATGGAAGTTTTTGCGAAGTACATCTGTGCCCCAGTATTGTAATACCCAACGGGGCGTAAGTTCGGGAATGCCTAGTTTTTCACTCCACCATTCATCTACTTCTTCTCGCCATTTTCTTGATTCGTCAGTTTGACCTTCTAATGCTTCTCTATCCCAACCAAATATTGATGATACAGCATCTTTAAGGGTAGTAGCAAAACTAACACGTTTAAAGCCACCCTCACTTACTAATGTGTCTGCACAGGTATCTTTTCCAGAACCTATAAGACCTACGAAACCTATAATCATATGAATATGTATCTCATGCTAAAAGTTAATTATATGTTATGTTTATGAATTTGTCAAGAGTGATTTAGCCAATTACAAATGATAATGGTGTACTACCATCTACATAATTGGATAAGTCTTGCTCCAATTTGTCCATTTCTGCTTGAGCATCTGCTTTTAACGAATCACCGTTTAAAGAAGTACCTCCTTGCGGGGTTGAAATAGTTGCAAATTTTCCTCTCGCTTCACCGATTAGATATTTGCACGTTGCGAGTGTGTAATCCTTTAACCACTGTCCTGCATAAGGATCACTTAATAATACAAAGTCAGGTCTTTTATTGTAAACTGCTAAAAGAACTTCTTCAGTTCCTCTAGGTCTTTGCATAATTGTAAGTTTATGATTTACAGGATCAAATTTGAAGTTGATAAAACTACCAAACATTCTACCTACTAATTCTTGGTATCCTGCAAAAGCCATGTACGTTGCAAGTCCGCCCATCTGTGTTGAACTTAATAGATAGGTATTTGTGTATGCTAAATTGAAAGGTTCAAATATAGTACCGCCCTGTCCGCCACCTGTTCTTGATCCAATGCTTCTACGGAACACTTCTTTCACGCTTTGGATTTCATCAGGTAAAATATAATCGTTGGTATCTTCTTGCAGTTCTAAAAATGCATAAGATTCTTCAACTGAATTTTCGGATCTTTGACGTAATTTGCCTAGTGCCTTTTCTAATGCTACTTCATAGTGATCAACGTCTAATTCTACGTCAATCATGCCATCGCCTAGCATCTTACGTACATAATTGAATAATTTTTGTTTTGCTATATCAAGTTGTGTGCTCATGCTATTATTTATTCGATCGCTCTTCCAATAAATACATTTGTTATGCCAAGACTATCATTATATAAACCAGAGAAATCTGCCGATTATCGCTTTATAGACAGGACTGTATATGAAGCATTCCAAATCGGTGGTACAGACATTTATGTCCACAAATACGAAGGACCAGTAGAACCTACTGAACATAGTCCATCACAACCAAGACAGGTTAGTGATATTCCGGAGACTAAGATTCAGGATCTATTGTTTTTAGAAAACAGAGATAGAAAATACTCTGATGATATTTACAGTATTAGAGGAATCTATAATGTAAATGATTTGGATATGGACCTATCACAGTTTGGTATGTTTTTACAGAACGATACTATCTTTGTAAACTTTCATTTAAACAAGAGTGTAGAAGCATTAGGGCGTAAATTAATGAGTGGTGATGTGTTAGAACTTCCTCACTTAAAAGATGAATATGCACTAAATGATTTTCAGGTAGCACTCAAGCGTTTTTATGTAATTGAAGATATAAGTCGTCCAAGCGAAGGCTTTTCACAAACATGGTACCCACACTTATTAAGAGCAAAATGTAAACCTGTAATGGATAGTCAAGAGTTTAAAGATATATTTGATAAAGAATCAGGACAAGAAGGTAAATCATTGCGTGATGTAATGAGTACTTTCGATAAAGAAATGCAAATTAATCAAGCAGTTCTTGATCAAGCAGAAGCAGATGCTCCTAAGTCAGGATATGATACAAGCAAATATTTCGTTGTGCCAACTGATGATAAAACAGGTAATGTGAATATTGTTGATGACGGTAGTTCAACACCAACATTACAAACACCTAGTAAAAATTATTATATCAGTTATGGCGGCGGTGATGGATTACCAGCAAATGGTTCACCATATACGTTTGGTACTAGTTTTCCAAGTAGTTCAGAAAAAGGTGCTTATCATTTACGCACAGATTATTTTCCTAATAGATTGTTTAGATACGATGGCAAGAATTGGTTGAAAGTAGAAGATGGTGCTAGAATGAGTCTAACTAATACACATCAAAATAATCCTATTACAAACTTCGTAAATGAAGATGATACTAGGGAAGAAAATGGTGAGACTAAAAATGTTAGAACTGCTCTAAGCAAGGCACTAAAACCAGAGGCAGATAATTAATGGATCATTTTTACGACGGACAGATTAGACGTTTTGTAACACAGTTCATGAGAGCGTTTAGTAACTTTAGTTATAAAGACGGTGCAGGAACTTTACGTAAAGTACCTGTTACATACGGTAATCTTACTAGACAGGTTGCAAGTATAATAAAGGATAATTCAGAGAATAAAGTTTTATCTGCACCACGTATTGCTTGTTATATTACTGGAATAGACTATGCTAGAGATAGAGTGCAAAGTCCTACACACGTAGACAAATTACATTTTAGACAAAGAGAATACGATGAAGCAACTGGCACATATAAAGAAACACAAGGTGTAGGTAACACTGTAGAACGTGTTATGCCTGTGCCATTTACACTTAATATGAAAGCAGATATTTGGTCAACTAATACTGATCAAAAATTACAAATCATGGAACAAATTCTTGTGTTATTCAATCCTGCACTAGAAATACAAACAACAAACAATTATGTTGATTGGACAAGTTTAAGTTTGATTGAACTAGCAAGTGTAAACTATTCTACAAGAAGTATTCCACAAGGAACAGAAACAGAAATTGACATAGGTGAATTATCATTTACAATGCCTATATGGATTACACCACCTGCAAAAGTTAAAAAACTTGGCGTAATAGAAAAAATTATTATGAATGTATTTGACGAATCAGGTAGTATTTCTGATGGTATTATTGATGCAACAGTGCCTATGGCTACTGAAGTCCGTTCACCAGGCGACTTTAAATTACTGGTGTTAAACAATACAGCAAAATTACTTCATGCACATGAAGGTATTAAGGAAAGCAAAACAGGAGTATTTACAAGGACTGGTGATGCTATAAGTTGGTTTAAATTACTTGATCAATATCCAGGTAAATTTACAGCCGGGACTAGTTCGATAAGATTAGAAAAAAGCGATGGAAATGAAATAGTTGCTACTATTAGTTTAAATCCTACTGACGATGCAGAAATGGTGTTAAGTATTGACGCTGATACTGTACCTGAAAATACAGCACTAACAGATAGTACAAACACAAGAGGTACTATAGATGCTATAATTGATCCTACTACATTTAATCCAAATCTTGGTCCGTCTCATGCTGGTACAAGATATTTAATACTCAATCCGATTAATGCTGATATAAGAGGCGATAGTGCAGATGCTAATCCACAAGCATGGCAAAACGCTGATGGTACTTTGTTCAAAGCAGATACAAATGATATTATTGCCTGGACTGGTACAAGTTGGGAACTACTGCTAGATGCAAGTGGCACAAACGACGGAACCGATTCTGCTGACTCACCGTCAACAATATACATAACTAATACATATACCGGTATACAGTACAAGTTAGAAAATGGTGCTTGGCTGAAGAGTTATGAAGGTGAATATGAGGCAGATGAATGGAGACTAGTTCTGTAAAAGACAACAATATTGTTTGTAGTGGTGCATTATTCTATGCAAAATCTACAGGTCGTTTTCTATTCGTTCAAAGAACAAAAACCAAAACTATAGGACAATGGGGTTTGGTAGGCGGAATGAGCGAACAGGGTGAAACACCTTGGAAAGCACTTGAAAGAGAAATCAAAGAAGAAATTGGTCAGACTCACGGAAAGTTTGAAAAAATTATTCCATTAGAACTTTTTACCTCCAAAGACGAAAAATTTTATTTTCATACATTTATTGTGGTAGTAGACAAAGAGTTTACGCCAGAATTAAATCCAGAACACAGCGGTTATGCTTGGTGTAATTTTAAAAGTTATCCTAAACCGTTACACGTAGGCCTACGTAACACACTTCAAAACAAAGTTAATCAAACAAAAATCGAAACAGTAGTTGAAGTAGTAAAAACATTATGATTAAAATAATTGGTGACATTATGTTGGATCGCTGGATCCTTGGCACTGCCGATCGCATGAGTCCAGAGGCTCCTGTGCCAGTGCTTAAAGAATCTTATCAAACGTACAGCATAGGCGGAGCAGGTAATCTAGCACTTAATTTAGCAAACTTAAATGTTGATATAGAACTACACGGTGCAGTTGGTGCCGATAAAGAAGGTTATAAAATTATTGATTTACTTAAAAATTACAAAACTGTAAACAGCAATATAATGTTTAATCACAGCGTAACTACTACTAAAACAAGATTAGTAGGCCAGGGTGGACAACATATTTGTCGTTGGGATCGAGAAGATCAATACACTCACGACTTAGATAATTTAAACGTAAACAATGAAGATATCATTGTTGTAAGTGACTATGCAAAAGGTGTTATCAAATCCTCATTAATGAATAATTTTGCTGGTAATAAAGTTTTTGTTGATCCAAAACAATCTCCTGAACTGTATGAAAATTGTTTTCTAGTCAAACCTAATATGAAAGAATACACAGAATGGTTTGGAGAATTCAATTATGATACTGCTAGAGAAAAATTAAAACAGTATGGTTGGACATGGTTAGTAGTTACAGATGGTGCTCAAGGTGTACACGTTGTTAACGAAACTGAACACTGGCACGCTAAAGAAGATGTAAGAGAAGTTGCAGATGTTACAGGCGCCGGAGATACATTCTTAGCAGTATTAGTATATGCTTATGCTACAAAAAATATGACAATCCCAGATGCTTGTCAATTAGCCTGTTATGCCAGTGCAAGAAATGTAGAAAAACGTGGTGTACAACCTGTGACATTTGATGATTTGAACAGAGGAGTTGTATGGACAAACGGAGTATTCGACATACTTCATCCAGGACATTTAGAACTATTAAAGTATGCAAAAAGTTTAGGTGAAAGATTAGTAGTTGGTATAAATGATGATGCAAGTGTGAAAAGATTAAAAGGTCCTAATAGACCAGTCAATGATTTTATTACTAGAAAGAAACAATTAGAAACGTTGCCTTGGGTAGATGAAGTTGTAATATTTTCTGAAGACACTCCGCAAAAAACTATTGAAAACTTACGTCCTGATGTAATAGTAAAAGGTGGAGATTATACAAGAGAAACAACAGTAGGACATGAACTTGCTGAAGTAAAGATTTTTCCTAATATACAGGGACACAGCACAACAGAATTGATTGGAAAAATTAAAAAATGATCGTAGAAACTTATTTGCCTAATTGGAAAGAGTATGAAGAAATTTACAATGAATGGTCTAAGAAGTCACCAGAAAATTGGAAAACAGATTCAACAACTGTAGGTTTCGATATTGGGCAACCTGGTATACCAAATGCGTTTGATGTTAAACTAAAAGAAGATTACAACAAAGCAATACAACAGATTATTCCAGATTGGAATTTTGGTAAAATACTTAATATCTGGGGAGTATACTATAGAGACTATGGTTATCAAACTGTACATAGACACAATCAAGACAGTGTAGCAACAATTTTATATTTGGATTCACAACCAGAAGAAGAAAAGTTGACAACACTAAACGGTTTAATGTATACTATATATGATGACGTTCATAGAACTTTTAAACCTGAACCAGGTAAATTAGTGCTTATGAACTGGGAC